TGTAGGCACTGTGCATACTGTCTTTTTGTCTGTGAGCTTAATTTCGGCCGTGTTGTCGCCTATGGTCTGTACTGTGCCGAAAAAGTTGGGGAGGTCACGGTTTAGCTGTTCTTCATAGTTTTTCTCTCCATTTTCGTCATATTCGGCAACATACAGTTGATTAAGGATAAAATTATTGTCCTTGAAAAGATACCCCACATATACAACATCATCGACTTCATCGGGATAGTTTATTTCCTGATATACTATAAGATCGTTCAGGTCGGCTTTTAATGTTCTTTGTGGATCTGTAAATTCACAGGCAGATCCGCCCGTTCTTGTCATAGTACAAATGCCGCCGCTGTTTGAAAAAACTTTGCCGTTTTGACCTATAACATCACACAGCTTGATCTTAGTTATTCCATCATCAACGGTAAGAACAGCAGTGACCTTTTCACCAAGCTTATTGTTTATGATCTGTTCTGAGTGGAGCTTTGATCCAGGATAATAAACTATATCGTCTTTAAAGTTATCTCTTGAAAGCGGCAATGTATAGCTTTTGCCCTCATATGTGAATGTAAGCTGTTCATTCTCATATTTTTCTGTTTCCACAGTTATGTTCTCAAATTCCGAACTTGGCTTTGACACGGTGCTCTCCGGCATATTTGACACGCTGTCAACAGCAGAGAGATCCGACTGTGGTTTATTTTCCCCACAGGAAGTCAGAAAAATAACAGCAGAAAACACGATACACGAAAACGTCATAAACTTCTTTTGTTTCATGATCTACCTCACTGCATAAGCATATTTATATCAAACTCATAATCAAGATCGCCGCTTTCAGCGTCAAGATAAATAAATCGCTGAATATTGCCTGCCGATGAATATTCATCACCTACTGGCATTTCATTTTCGGGAACATCCATAACAAACTCCCAGACCAAATGGCTGTCAAATTTTATGCCTGCATCGTAGCAGCTTTGACCGTTTTTATTATCGTTAAGAGGGGTGAGTGTGTATTTAAGGTCAATGGCACTTATCTCCATTTTCTCATTAAAATCTGTAAAAGTATTTTCAATATACCCCATTGCACTTGACAGGGAAATTATCTTATCAACAGATTTTTCTTTTTTGGGTATCAAGATACCGTTGCCGTTAGTAAGGCTGCCTATCTCGTCGCTTTTAAACATCTGCATATATATGCCCTGCGTGATATATTTCATTTTCGACATACTTTCATCAGACGTATCTGTCATTTGCACAAGATCGTCAAGCAATACGCCGTTGTATTTTTTAGACGCATGGATATCAAAAGAGTAAATGCCCTGATCGCTTTGTCTTACAATTATAGTTTTAACGGCTATCTCCAAGTCAGGTTCAAGATCGGCATAGTTCTTATCGAGCCAGTCCTGAGCAAAATCAGCTGCCTGCTTGATCGTGACTGAAGTTCCGTCCAGTTCATAGCTGTCTGAAAGATCGTCATTTCTGTCAATATGATAGATCTTGACTCTGTTTCCGCCGTTAAAGAGATCATCAAAAGCTGAGGGCTTGGCAAAACAGATAAAGCCGTTATTTCCAACGCAGCCATACATTTTCTCGTCATCGTCGCTAAGGCTGTAACTTACCATGCCGTCGCCGGTTTCATCATGAACTGTATTCTCACGGTCGAGAACATCCTTGCCAAAAATCCGGGTCATTATCTTTTCGTAATTTTCCTCATAATCCGATATCTGAGTAAAATCGACTTCACAGTAATCTTCGGGCAATTTTACACTGATATTTTCTCTCAGATCAAATTGAGTATAGCTTTTATCAAGAGCATTGTCTATGTCATCACTGAGTTTGTTGGAAGATATGTACTGTATAGCTGTGATCTCATTTCTCTCTTTACTGTCTTTCTCGGCAGAGAATCTTACGCTGTCAGGTGTCTGCGCACAGCCTGCAAGAACGACAGCCACCGCTGCGGCAAGTAATTTTAGATTTTTCATAAGCAACTTCCTTCCTCATATGTGATAACATCAGTAAGTCAATGGTAATTTTCGCTTTTGCTCAGGTCACATTTTATTGTGTTATACGTTTCCTTTTTGATTATTAACAAAAGAAACATTCATATCGTTACAATTTATGGTTGCATAAATTTCCTTGTTCGGAGTTTCGTCAAAGTAAAACACCCAGCATGGAACAGCTTCATATATGTCATACGAGCAGTAAGTTGCCCAGGGAGCTTTTTCACGGTCTGTTTCTTCATCTCCTGTGCTTTTCTCAATATTACCTTTTTTAATCATACAGTATTCAATAGCTATACGCTTGACGTTCAACTTCATATTTGTTGCTAAAGTATCACTTAAACATTTAGCGGCAGAAACAGGATCGGATGTACTCGTCAATTCACCGTCGATTTTATATTCTTCAAAGTAGGAGTTCGTGACAAAATTATTGACCTCGTTTCCGCAGATATATGCGAAAGCGCAGGACACGATCATATTTTCGTCAATGCTATCATAGCCTGCATATTCCAAAATATTTACGTCAGATACGGACTGAGTATAATTTGCCATATAAAAATAGCCGTCCGAACATTCATACAAGCTTATTCTAGATACTGACAGATCATTGGGATAATTGCAGAAATTTGTAAAATCATCGGAAAAATCCTTAGCCAGCTTTACCGCATCAGCAGGTGACATCTCCTCATTGCCGCCTGCAAGCTTATATTTTTCCAAGCTCTCCATAGCCTCAGAATATGAAAAAGTCTTGATATATTCCGACTCATTGTAATATTTTTGCTCATCAAAATCTTTTTGATACGAAAAAAATCCGGTACATCCGATCGACAATTGCAGACCCTTTTCTTTATCCTCATAGCTCGGACCTGTTGGGTAAGTAGTATCGTCATTCGTAATATTTGCTTCATTGAAATCTTCATCATAATGTGTGAATATTTCCTTGTAATTATCCTCAAAACCTGTAGGACATATAAAATCTCCTGTTTTTATCTTCTGCGGAATATCTATATCAAGGATATCACTGAAATTCATATTGTCACATTCAAGCTTTTTAAGTTCATCTATATACTCCGATTTCTTTTTACTCATTTCATCCAGCGAAGTGAGAGCATATCCCTGAGTCGCAGTGTTTTCATTTTTTGATCCTTTCTTAACACTTTCAGGTGTCTCTGCACAAGATGACAAGAATAACAGCGACAGGCATAAAATCGTACTTGTTATTTTTAAATGTAGCTTCATTTTGTTGCTCCTTTGATTTCTTATAATACAAGGCAATACCGCACAAAGACTGCTTGACGGTGTTATGCGGTATCGCATTATATTTTTATGCTGTTATCCATACTTTATCAACTCCGATCTATATTGTAAAATTACAAATTTATATCACCTCTGCTTTGCGAATAGAATGAAAAATCACCCGTTTCACAATCTACTAGAGCATAGTATAATTTTTCCTCAGTAGGGCTATAGAGTGAAACTGTCCACATTGGAGTACTTGAATATACGCCCGTTTCAGCGTCCACCCAGTATATCTTATTCTCAAGTCCTATGTAATCCACCTCGTAACTGGAATTATCACTTAAATTGTCATCAATATATCTAAGTGCAGAATATGGTGTTATCACCTTGTCGATATTCTCTTTTTCATATTCACAAAATACATTTTCATTATTTCTAAAACAACCTATATCGGACGAAGAAGTTATAAGCACTGTGTATCCCGCTGGATTTGAATTTATTTTGCTCAATCGACCTGTGAAAACATCATTGACAGAGGATTCCCTGCCCTCAAAGCCACTGTTAGCTGCTCTCAACGGTACTCCGTTATCCTGTTGCACCATATCTATTCTGAACGCATAAGTATCGTTTATTTTCTCAACTCTGATCTCAAAAGGCGACATTTGTGGGTAGCCAATTTTTCTCAGTCCCTCTGAAAATTCAGCACTTTTTTCTATTGCCTCACTTATGGACATTTCACAGTCTTTAAGCTTATATTTCTCATCATCAAAGGTGTTGCAACAATAATATCGTTTTACTGTAATGTTTTCATTAGTTAGAAAAAAAGCCTCCGCATCTTCGTCTTTGATCCATACTATCGAACCACCATCATAATCAGTAAAGTAGGGATAACCTCCTTCGGCGTTAAGCTGATGATATTCACCCATATCGTCACTGCTAACACTTATTTTGCTAAGATCAACAGGACTGCCGTTTAAATAGTCTATAAATCTCTGCTCTTTATTGAACAGAAAACCGTCCGACGGCTTATATAACGTTCTGTTAACTGAACTCACATCAGCTATTCTTACACTGTCACGAATAGTGAAATGAGCATACTCCAATTTGAGGGCTTCTGAATATGTATCTGTTATTTCATTTACAGGCACATATTCAGAATTAAATTCACTGAATTTTACATTATTAGTTTTGTTTGAACACGCTGAAAGTACCATGCACACCGCAACAACCAAAATACAAATCTTTTTCATCATAATTTATCCTCTAAAGTAAGAGTCGCTCGTCATTACCAGCAAGATAATCCGCAGCGGCTCAAAAAACTATTCTTTAGTTAAAACTTCCTGACGCAGAAGCACTTGAAACATACTTTGAAATATTTGTGTAACCGCCAGACACTCCAAATTCAGCAACAACATCATAAGAATAACCCTTCTTATAATTAGAATTTTTCCAATTTGTTGTTCCTTTGTTCCAGATATCGAAAGAACCACAATTAATAGTATGGCTTGAAGATCTGTATCCATTTGCTAAGACACTAAACTTGCCACTTGTATTTATGGATTTGCAGGTGGATTTTAAATAGCCATTATTCTGTGCCTTTATACCATACATCCATTTCTCACAAACGTTATCTGATGACGGAGCTCCTTTAGTATAGTGCAGATTGTAGGAGTTTGCCGCACTAGCCCCAATAGCCATAGAACTCATCATCATAACAGCAGCACACATAGCTGCGATCCTTTTTACGATCTTTTTCGTATTAAACGTCCTTTCATAATATAAGAGTGTTTTTTGGGTAATTTTGTTGCAAATAAAATTAAATTTCATCATATCAGACAATTATTGCAACGGGTAATTGTGCATAATAAATATTTATATCTTCATTGGAATCAGCAGCTTTCAATTATATAAACCGAAAAAGCGGTGAAAATGGCTGATTGAAATACATAAGTTTGTATGTTTTCACAATTGCACGTACTTGTTTTTATTATTATTGTATAAAAAAATGTGCACTCCTTTCCTCAAGATTTTGTCCCCTCATATAGTAAGATACAAGCTTGAGTGAATATGTACACACTTTTTCAGAAAAATATTTTATTTTGTAGAGTTTACCGAATCAGCCATCTTAATTATGTCACTTTTACACAAATCTCCGGTTATTGTATAAGAATATCTGCCATCAGTCCATACAATAGTTGATGTATCGGCATCGTAAGACAGCAGAGCGTCATTGTCATTTATCGATACCTTTTCAGTTGTCCTGTTTTGCGTATCTATCTGATTATTCGTTAATATACTGCTTTGAGTGTACTCGATAAATTCATTATTAGAAGAATAATCAATGATAAGCATAGTTTCTTCTTGAGTTCGGTCCTGTTCAGCAAATCCATTCGGGATATATGTTGGTTCACAACACACAAAAACATCTGTAAGATCATCGGCAGGAACATCCCCATGTACATTCCAGACATCAGTATTATTATCATTGCTGCTTGCAAACAAACCAACAAACCATTCTCTTAACGGTGGAACAGCAGCTACTGTTATCGATCCGATCATAAGCATTGCGGCAATTATGAATATCATCCTTTGCAAGGTCGTCTTTATCAATGAATGGGGTGTTTTATCTTGATCTTTGGTCAATCTGCGGATCCTTCTTCTATATGCTGATGAAAAATCACATTTTTCATCAGATATCAGCTGTATTTCTTTTGCACATGGCAGCACAACAGCTTGTTCGATCGCTTTGCAGAAATTTTCATTTTCGTTCATAGTTTGCACCTCTCAGCTTCTCCAATAAAATAGCTTCAGCTTTTCTCAGATACTTATATACTGTATTTCTGGATATCCCCATTAAATCAGCGGTTTCATTTGCGTTGTGACCGTAATAATAAAGATAAGTGATAACAGCTTTATACTTGTCTTCAAGCTGACCAATAGCGTTAGTCAGATCAGAAATATCATACTCATTAAGCTTAGCTATATCCGGCACATATTCAGAATCTTCAAATGAGTCATTTTCAAAATATTTTTTCTCCGTGTTGTAGATCCGATATGATGCCCTTCTAATAGTTATAATCAAATAAGCGTCCATTTTGTACACAGGCAAATTGTGAACTTTCTTAAAATTGTCTGCTATCCTGTAAAAAGCCTCCCAAACGGCTTCTTCTGCCAATTCGTGTGAATTAAGAATTTTAAAGGCTTCACGATATAATTTTCGTTCATATTTATTTACTATATTTTCAAAATCACTTTTATCTTCCTCATCATCGATCAATGCCATATATATCGGCAGCATACAATCACTTCCTTCCTGTCTCCACTTTCAGAATATCATCCGTTTCCAAATTAAGTATATCATGTTTTTATACACTATGCAACAAGGTTCTCTAAAATTTTACTTCTGTCGGATGCTGACTTGTAATTGCATAACAAAAGCGGCCAAGATGAAGGGTGATAACAAAAAAATGCCTAACCAAAAATTTCCGTAATAAAAAGTACCCTCAACTTTTGTTTAATCACAAACACCGCCGCAAGTCACAAATGCGTGACCTGCGGCGGTGAATTTGGTTCTGTAAGATGTGTTTTAGTTAAGAGTGTGCACCATCCATCCAAGAACCATAAGCTTGCGATTCTATTTTTTCTTTACTCATTTCTTCAAATTTTGAGATAGTATCACATAATTTCCTGTCATAATACGAACAGCAGTTATACATATCTTTACCGATCTTTTTAAAATCAGTATTTACATTAACGCCTTTATCGGAACAGTAAACGATGTATTCATGTCCGTTTGAAATTCCACGAGATATAATATTTGCTTCTGATATTTGAAAAAATGGCTGTGATATATTAGATTGATGTTTGACAAGCAAAATCCAAAAAACTGACAAGCAAAACGCAAAAAAGTGATGAAATGTTTCAACAAAACGAAACACTCATCACTTTTTTTGAATTATCGAGAATTTTTGAAACGTATTTTTTACAGCTCTAAAATGTCATTTAAATCGCATTTTAAAAATCTGCAAATCAGCTCAAGATGTGAAAATTTGAAACCGACAGCGATGTTATTGCAAAGCTGTGAGATTGTGGACGGTCTGATGCCTGTCGCCTGCGCAAGTTCAGCCTGAGTAATGCCCCTGGAATTAAGCAAAGCCCTTAATTTTACTCTCATGATTACCTCCGGTATGTTTTTTACAACATAAATAACGAAATCCGTTATTTATTCTCTAAAAAAAATACTAGAAATTTGTGATTATTACCTCTTTGAAATCACCTGATGAAAGACTGTTATTGCGGGTGACCGCCTGAATATTGTAGTCTTTATACAGGTCTCTCACATACTTGTCATCGTTGTACGACAGTACAAATCTGCCCTTGATCTGGTGAAGAACTCTGCAGAGCCGCTCATGGTCATCCTCGGTAAATTTAACAGTGTAATGCCGCTCTGTCTTGTGGTATGGAGGGTCGCAGTAGAATAAAGCTTTCTCACGGTCGTATACCTTGATAAGATCCTCAAAATCTTTGTTTTCGATCACTACTCCATCCAGTCTTGCCTCGATATCTGCGAAATTATCTGTGTTAAGCCGCTTTTTGTTGCAGCCGAACGTTCTCAGACTTGCTCCGAAGCCTGTCTTGACAAGCACATAGAACATAGCAGCCCGCTGAATGTCTGTAAATCCGGTTACAGATATGCGCTCACGGCAGTCAAGGAACATTTCCCGGCTGTTTAAATAGTATTTTATCTCCTTTTTAAGCTCATCAGAATGATATTTTAAGCATCTGAAAAAGTTGACCAAATCACTGTTGGCGTCATTATAGATCTCTAGATCAGCGTGTTTGCCTTTTGCAAAAAGTATAGACCCGCCTCCGCCGAATACATCGATAAATCTGTTGTAGCTTTCAGTAGGCGGGAAAGACTTGATGATCTTACTTTTAAGCTGGCTCTTTCCACCAATCCATGGTATTGGACTTTTCATAAATATGACCTCCTTTTAATATAGTATACAGCTCCGAGCGGATTGCCCGGAGCTGTTACTTTTAAATCTTTTTAAGCCAATCAGCAACAACATAATAATGCTTGCGACCAAGCTTGATTTTTCTCCAGTAGTGACCGTGATGAAATTCATAAAAATCATCAGCGACTTTTACCGGAGTATTATCTTCGAGAACGCCAACGATCGTTCCGGCGGTGAAGTTGCAATCGCTCCTGTAATTAAGCCTAGTGACTGTCACCATTTGGCTGTATGATGTTTCTTTTGTATCCATAAGCTACTCCTTTACTTTATCGTTGCAGACAGCTTTTTAATAAATTTAGTCCCCGCAATACCGTTCTGAGTATAGCCCCACTTTTTCAACAGAGCATTGACCGCCTTTAGGGTACCGTCTCCGAACGTGCCGTTGTTGTCAAGTTTGTACCCTGCCAGCATAAGGAGCTGTTTCAGTGCAAGAACTCCATCGGATTTATCACCTTTCTTAAAGCCCGAACTGTCAAGTACCTTAGACGTGCTTGTGTTAGTAGCCTTAAACCCGTTAAGCCCCTTAGCCTTTATCACAGATGGGTAATCCACATAGCAGTAATCCATGTCTACCGGCACGGAAACACCGCTGACCTTGCCCGTTGAACTGTACTGCCACATACCGTATGTGCCGCCGTAGTTGCACTTGCTGTTGTATTCTGCAATCCACAGTGCATAGCGTCTTGCGACATCATTTGTTATGTAAGTCTGGAGCGGACTGCGGCTGATATACAGACCTGCGAAGTAGCCTGCTTCCTCCAGCGCAGTGCAAAAAGTTTTTACCATGTCGGAGCATACCGTTTTACCGCGTGCAAAAGCTTTCTGCCACTCCAGATCAAAGTAAATCGGGTATTCAAAAGTTTTGCCCTTGATGTAATCGAGACAAAGAACTGCGTCCTGTTTCGCACCGGATACCGTTGTCTGCCATGTATAGTAATATGCACCGACGTCAAGCCCAGCTGCCTTTGCATTTTTGTAATGCGTTTCAAAAAGCGGGTCTTTTACTACACAGTTCTTCGTGTGATCCCAGTTATTGCATCTGATAATAACAAAACTGTAGCCCGCCGCTTTGACCTTTGCGAAATCTACGTTTGTCTGATACATAGAAACATCAATGCCTTTAATTGTCGCTGCCATGATAATTATCCTCCTTGTTATTTTTATAGTTTTTCTGATACTGCGTGCCGAAATAGAACGATATCACCACAGTAAACACCGTGATGAACTGCTCTGCTGAAATCGTGCGGCGCAGTGCCAGCACGCAAAACACCGCTGTCAACAATATCGTCACGATAGACTTGACGTCTATAAGCTTTGCAAATTTCTGTTTCATATCTTGCTTACTCCTTTATCTCAAAAGCAAATCTGCTTAACAGATATTTCTTATTATTGAGCAGTATAGTTTGTGTAGGTACAGCGTAGTCACAATAAGTATTGCTATCTGATATACCCTGTATATGAGAAAGTATATGATATACATTTGTAAAACCTTTGTTTTGACTGGTAGAAACTACAGGAGTAAGTGATGTTACTGACTTTTGTTGACAAAAATACCTATAAGGTGTAGACAGTACGGACATTCCGTTTGTAAAAACAGCATATTTGTCAATAGTATTAGTAGCACAACTTGTTGTCATGCCTATTTCAGTTTCTCCTGTTTCATAATTAGTTATTTCGCCAATTATTATATTTATATTAGGTCTACTAGCTGTGTTATTGTCTATACCTATAGCAACTAAATCACTTTGCTTATAAATAATCCATCTTCTTTTATCGCTTTTATAATTTGTTATGCTAACACACGGGCAAGTCAATGCTTCAGTTCTTAGGTCACACCAACCGTGTGCCGCAGTATCAGTAAATTGACCCCTTAAAAACAGTTCATCTGTTACCCAAAGCTGAAAGGTGGCATCTTTGGTATCAATACTCGCATTATCGCCCTCGAACACAACTTTCTTAAAGTCATAGACCTCGATAAGCTTCTTGACTAATCCTCTTAGTCCGTCTGTTCCCTCATATATTTTCATCTTCGACCGCCTCCGCTATGCCTATTATACCTATATTTCCGTACGCTTCTCCCACTGACACACCCACAAGGCTCTGTCCGCTCGCCATATCGGGTATAGTGTCGATAATATCCATATTGCCGTTGAAGTCCTCGATGCTGAACCTGTCCGTCCTGTCGGGCTTTTTAAGTCCGAGATTTTCCGTGAAACTAGCCAACTATACTTCCCCCTTCCGCATTTTTGCCAACTATGAGATAGTACACCTTGAAAGCGTATGTGCCGCCCTGGTCTGAGGTGTGTTCAAGGTATGCCTCCCAGTCGATGTCCCTGCCGTTGCTTGCGACTTTGTATTGAAAACTCTGCGACTTGAAGTGCTTTTTGCCCCAGTCGCACACCATAAACACCGCAGGGTTAGTGACCCCCGAGGGTATCATGCCTGTGCGTGTATTGTAAGTCCATTGTGAGCCGTTGTCGGCGTTGACCTTCATATTCACCGTGAAAGACCCCCACCGCATATACAGTGGGTAGAGCCTGTTCACAAGACTTACTATCTGCGCCGCTGTCTTTGCACGAAACACCGCTGTACCGCCGTCTAAAAGCTCGTCCGTCTGTTCGCCCGAGTACCGCAGCTCATACTCCTCCTCGCCGACTATTTCTTCAAGTGCCGCCACTCTCGCCGTAAGCTGCTGGATAAGCTCCTCGGTGGTGGGCGTTGTCTGACCTGTGTCTGCTGTATCGGCAGTTTTCTCCGCCTGCGTATCAGCTACAGTTGTTATCTCGTTCTCGTCCATAATCTCGCCTCCTAAAGCTGTTCTTCCACAGACAGACCCACCGCAGAAATATCGGCTGAAAGTCCGCCGTCAAAATTGAATCCTATGTTAGTTATTGGTATATCGTAGCTTTCGCCGCTTTCGCTGACGTATGTTATCACGTCCCCGACGTCAAATCGTGGGTCGCCAAGGCGGTGAAAAAGCTCCGTTGTATACCACGAAAAGCCGCCTATCCTATGCCACAATGACCGCAGCAGCGACATTGTCATATACGGATTTTCAAACTCCAGCACACGCCCTGCCGAGCCTGTGGTGTTGCCCAGCCGCAGAGTTTCGCTGTCGCTGACCTTGCAGACAATGCCTGCAAGGATATTCGGACGTTCTCCCAGTGTTGGCAGGTCGATAGTGTTGTTGTCCAGTATCTTCACGCTCGAGCCGTACCATTTGCGGACGTACCGCCCGAAGCGGTCAACAAAACCGAACTCGCCTTGTGCCGAGGCGATGTAACTGAGCATTTGCCGCATTGTGGTGTCTTTTGGTATGCTCGATATTTTGAAGTCGAAGTTTGCGGTCTTTAATCTGATATGACCCTTGCCGTAAAGCCTTGCACCGCCCTTTACACGGAGCTTTGCAGGGATGGTGTAGTCGTTGCCGTTTTGCAGTCCAAGCTGCTTGCATATGTCATCCTCAACAGCCTTTGACCACGCAGGTAGCTTGACCTTTGGCACATAGGTCTTGTCGGAGAAGTAAAGCCTATCCGCAAAAGTGACCTCAGTATTTCCGCCCGACTTTTTCGACTTCACGCAGGTGAACCGCCCCAGGGGTATTCTTTCGCCGCCAAGCACCTCTCCAAGCTTACTTATCTGCTCCACTGTCAGCTTTGAAAGTTCTGCGTAGGTGTAGGATTCTAGGGTGGAGTAGGTGGTCACGCCTGTGAGGTCCGCAAGGTACAAGGAAAGGTCATACTCGCTGCCGAGGAAACGTGTTTCAGCATCGTTTATCTGTAATGCCCACGACTGCGAGCACACTGCACCAAGCTCTATGTCGTCACTGAGGCTCGTTGACTGCACGTCACTGGTAGCGGACATTATGTTGTCCCCCATTATTACGCTCTCGTCGTTTTCAAGCCACATACGCCATGTGCGGCAGTAGCTTTCGATGCGTGAGGAGACGGTTGTACTTGTTGTATACATATATCCGCCTCCTACTGCATGATAAGGTCAACAGCAACGCCTTTGCAAAACTGCCGCTTTTCGTCCCAGCCGAATATTTCATAGCTTGGATCTCCTGCATAGACTCTTATTTTGATTTCATTAAAAGTCTCGTCCAAAAGTGTGGCGTTAAAAAATGGGCTATCAACATTTGAGATATACTTATTTATCTGTGCAGTCTGCTCGCCTGTGAGATGATACCATTTAATAGTGACCGTTTTCTTTATAGCCCTGATGTCTCCGACCATAAGACAATTAGCGGTGCGCCCTGCATTGCCCGACCAGATTTTATTGTTACAAAAAGTAATTTCAGCAGGAGTGGCTACCGTTTCTTCTTCAAATTTCAATCCATTTGATTTCATAGTATCCCTCCTATACTTTTATCGGCGATTTGCCGTTGCGCTTGATAAAATCATTTATATCGTCAATAACGATCTGTGACAGCACTCTGCCCTTTACTTCGATCGGTATCGTTACGCTTATTTTCTGATTGCCTACAGCTCCGCCGTAAACAGCAAGCGCCTCAAACAAAGCCTGCTTGATCGTATCCAGCGGAGCTTCGATGTTTGTGCCGCGTTTCTGGTCGCCGAGAACCGCAAGAAACTCGGAGTTCGGCGGAATTACCGCGCCGGTGGCGAGCATTGGAATCTGAGGAACTGGTATAGGGTCATAGTCCCAAAACTCATCAAATGGTGTAAAGCCTGCTATTTCAATATCACGAATATCATTAAGTATGCCATTAAGAAAATCCAGTGGAGTAGAAATAACTTTATTTATTCCGCCAATTATGCCGTTTACAACCGTTGTGAATACTCCTGTTATACCCTCTTTGATACCGTCAAAAATTTTGCCACCAGTCGAAAATACGTCCTTAACTGCTTGCCAAGCCTTTGAAAATATATCTTTAAACCAATCAGCTACCTTAATAAACGGTGATTTTATTGCAGTCCACAAATCCCTGAAAAATTGTGCTGTAGCCGAAAACGCCGATTTTATATTTGTCCACGCAGTTGTAAATATATCTCCAAACCAACTTCCTGCTGCAGAAAAAATGTCTTTGATTCCTGTCCACAGATTTGAGAACCAACCTATAACGGCATTCCAGACAGACAAAATACCGTCCCAAGCTGCTTGGAAAATTCCCGTAAACCATTCTGCCACGACAGCAAATACATCTTTTATGCCTTGCCATATTCCGGCGAAAAAGTCTTTAATTGATGTCCAGACCTCTGTTACCCAGTCTACAAATTGCTGTATGGTCATTTTAAAGCTGTCCCACAAATCAATAAAAAACTGTTTTACTGTTTCCCAATTTTTGTACAGCAGTACGCCGATAGCGATAAGCGCACCGATTCCTAGACATACAAGTGTGATTGGACTCGTCAAAAAATTAACTGCTACACCAAGTGCAGTAATTAACGGTGTCAATACACTTGTTCCTGCCGCCAATGCGGCAAATGCACTTACTACGCCTTGAATTATTCCGGATATTGCAAATGCCGATCCCAAAGTCCCAACTACAACAACAAAATTTTCGACAGCAGTCTGATGATTCTTTATCCAGTCACTAACCCCATTTAAGGCTGATGTAATACCTTTCAACGCGCCTACTATAATACCTCCGGTCCATGTTGCAATAGGCTTCAAAAATTTATCCCACAGCCATTTACCCATAGGTTTTAACGCTGAAATTGCTGAATCAAGAACTTTTATAGCTGCCGCCAGCAAATTAAGAAATGTTGGTATCAAAGTACTTATAGTCCATGATGCCATAGGGAGCAAAATATTATCCCAGAACCATTCGATACCGTCAAATATGTCGGCAGTTAAAGGCTTTAATGCGGATGTTACATTTTCAAATGATGTAATGAGCGGTGAGAAGTCAATGTTCTGCGCCCATTCAACAGTGTCTGCCGTTATGTTTTCAATTGTGTCGAGTATATCATTAAAAATATCAAGAATGTCCTGAATAATTTTTGTACCACTGCTATCAGACCAAGCGGAGGAAAAATTGCGTGACACATATCCGATTGTATTATTAATGTTTGTCCATATACCGAGTAAATGTTCAGAAACTTGCTCGCCCGTTCCGTTACTCCAAACATCGGTGAATGATCCGCCTATGCTTTTGATAATACTCCATACACCCTCGAAAGCAAATCTCATACTATCTGTTACCTTGACTCCATTTTTATCCCAAGCTTGTTTAAATGGCGTAAAAATAGTATTAAAAGATGATTTTACCCAATAAAAAAAATCTTTAAGCTTTTTATCGGCATCAGATGTATCAACATCTACAGTAGTGGAGATCGTATTGCCGCTTAGAGTACCGACCACTGGCGATGCATTTGTATCAGATGAGGAACTGTTGTCCGCCAGCTTATTTATCTGATCAAAGCTTGCAAGTGCATTTTCTTGAGCCTCGACAGTAGCTTCAGCCGATGTTGCCATATCGGAATAATTTTCCGCCGCCTGCGAAGAACTTTCAGCAACTCCATCTGTTGTATTCATCAGTTTAATTCCAAACACCTCAGAAAGTGCTTTAACTGCTGAATTAGCAACAGCTGTCAAACTTTGCAATTCCGCTGTTATGTTTTTTACAACTGTTACAGCACCAGAAAGAACAGGCTGTCCTATTACAGCAAGCAACTGTTTCCAAGACTCTTTCAGATTACCGATGACATTTTCCCAGCCGTCTGCTTCTCGCGCGGCTTGTCCCTCCGCTCCAGAAAGAGCATTTGCATCCTTGACCATTTGCAATAGTGTAAGTTGCTTCTGAGCTTCGGATAATTCCATAAATGATTTTCCATAGAGTTTATTAGCCGCTGTGTTTCGCGTAGTTTCTGTACAACTCAAACCCAAAGCAGCATCGTTTTCAAAGTTGCCTTTCAAGAACGATTTTAGGCTTTCTGCAGTATCTTCAAGGCTTCGATCGTAATATGCCGCACTGTCTGCTGTTACCTGCAACGCTTCTTCCATCATTTTTAGAGCACTAACTGAATCCATACCCGTAGTTTTAGCAAAAGCATAAATAGATGTGCCTACATTTTGAAGTCTTGTCTGAAGAATGCTACTGTTATCAGCTACACTTTTCATAGCATTATCTGCAGCAGATTTTAAAGTTCCAAAAGTCTGTTGCATTTGAGAATTTGCAGCATTTATATCTGCAGCAGCTTCAAGAGCTTCTTTTCCACTGAACACAGTACCAAGTGCTGCACCCATTTTTAAAACTATATTTCGGAGATTATTAAGCTGGTTACCTAAACTGTTTATACCTTTGGAAAATCCTTTTGTATCTATTTTTGTATCGAAATTAAGTCTGCCGTCAATTGCCAATTATATCAGCCTCCTTTCTTGACAAAATCCTCCATACGCTGTATAATGAAAAAAATACATAATGGGAGGAAATGTTATGTTTTGCTTTAAATGCGGCGCAGAAATATCCGATGAATCAGATTTCTGCATGAAATGTGGAACTGAAATTCTGCATCACAATAAAACCGAAATTGAAGAAGTCAACTCGATTTCAACTATACCTATGAATGCCACAATAAAATCGGCTTTTGTGTCAACTATAATAGTTTCGGAAACGGAGATCTCATACAAAAGTGGGCTCAAAAGCGAAACTATAAAAGTATCCGACATATCAGATATTAGATATACAGCCGGAACTCCTTCCGAGAACGGTCGCTTGTTTATAACAGCAAACGGAAAATCATATAACGTAATGTTTTTCTTTAACAATAATAAAAAAATTGCTGAGTTATGTGGTTACTTCTCCGCACTTAGCAATAATACTTTTATACCGATGGAAGTAACCACATCAACTTCATCACAAACAGGCGAAACACAACATGAAGAAAAAACGTTATCAAAACGTCAGCGTATAAAGGAAAACAAGAAAAACGGTATTGCTTGCTGTCCTAAATGTGGAAGTACTTCGCTTACGGCAAACAAAAAAGGCTTTGGAGTCGGAAAAGCAGTCATAGGAACTGCTGTTGCCGGTCCAATAGGTCTTGTTTCCGGAAACAAAGGAGCAAAAAAAGTTCGTATAACTTGCCTTAACTGCGGTAATCAGTGGTGGGCGTAATAAAAAAGTCAGTCCAAACGGGCTGACTTTTTTTATAACAGATTATTTATAAAATCAAGTTCATCCTGTTCCTCTGCTGTAAGCTTCACCTTAATATCAATAAGTTCTTTGTTGTTCCGGTAAAAGTCCTGTTCTCCTTTACTAAGTTTTTTATTGTGTGCAAGCTTATAGCGTATATTTATAACATTACTGTATAAACCCTCACCAATCTCATTAAAAAGGCCTAAAACCGTCCACCAATGCATATAATCAATTTCACGAATTTCCTTTCCTGCTACCTTATTGAGAGCTGGAAAAATAATCCCTTCATCCTGATCCCAGTTTATCAACGGTTTAGGTTGACGTTTAGATTTTGGCATATCTCCGCCGTCAAGAAACCATTTGGCTTGTTCTGCCGCTTCGTAAAGATCCGAGTTAGGTATCTGATCGTGATGCTTGTACAACAGTTGTATACATCCATATGTTTTGGCTTTGTCATTAAGCGTATCGTCATTGCACATAGAAAAAATCAGCAAAGCTACGCGATAATCACTATATATTGAATATATTTTACCGTTGACTGTCAAAGCTTTAGGCAATGCACCTATCATTTTGTTTCACTAACAATGGTATTGCGCTGTGCCGCATAGGAATTAAGTTTCTCCTGTGATTTCTTTCTTTCCTCCACAGAACATTCATTTATGTACGCGAAGATGCACTGCATAAAATTCATAAATATTGGTTGACCTCCGGCAGGCGAAAGACATGAATCAGTTCCGAATACTATTAATGAAATATCATAACCAAAGATATCATTTATAAGATCCTTCACCGCCATATCAAGTTTGTCCACACTATCAGCGGCAAGTTTCAGCTTTTCAAAGTCCGGATTATTCTCATCAAGATTCTGCAGATCATTGATAGAGTTCATATCGATATCTCCGTATCTACTGCGTATATTCTCATATTTCTCATCAAAGCCTGAAATTCGGTTAATAAACTGAGTATCTGTTGGATTAATACGGATTATTTTATCCGGATTCCCATTTAATTCGATATTTTTGTATCCGTCGTCAAAACTAAGCTTAATTGTTTCTGACATAAAAAACACTCCTTAGAAAAGAGGGGCTTAGTCGCCCCTCAAATTATCCTTCAGCCAGCGGCGTAAATGTCACCACTTTATTTGCGATTGTTACAGTACCCTTAATACGATTGCCGCAGGGTTGGATATTAAACGGTATGTTGACACCGCCCTGCGGTCCGCCATATGACTGCGGCTTAACGATGCAATCTTCCATCCATGCATCGTAAGGACCTTCGGTCTTATCGATAAGCACCTCAAGATATTTGCTCTTGCAGTCGTCGCCAACAAGACGATCCAACGCAATAGATTTGATCTTTTCGTAAATCGCATCTTCTGTATTTGCGTAGTAGGTTTCAACAGACAAACTAGGTTCGTAACCGTTGTCATTTACATCTGTTTCATCAAGGATATTCTTAACAGTCGCGGTATCCGGTCCCAAATCCATAGACATATCCTCAATGTTTTTGCCGATCAGGAACCATGACGGAGTTTCTCCGCCAAAAGTGGAATCCAACAAATGCATAAGATGACTTCTTTTAAGCTTTTTTATTCCTGTAGCTGCCATTTATATTTCCTCCTCAAATGTAAAATGTATCTGTATCTGATACAATCCTCTGTCTCCGTCCTCATCCAGAGCAAGCAGTATGCCATTATCAGCGGATATACTGATAGGTTCAAAATTTCCTGCAAGTTCTGGATAATTCCGGCTACTGTTCTGTTTTTCAATCCAGAAGATAAAATCCTCCGTAAAAGCTGATGCATTGAGCCTTGACAGATCATCGGCTGTGTACTCTCTGCTCTGGAGCAAAGCATTGTACTGCCATATCTGATTTCCGCACACGTCCTCACTGAGTTTTACAAGACCTGATGTCTGTATACTGTAATTAACAGGTTCAGACTCAGTCTGGTCTATGTGCAGATCAATATCTCCAAGATTGGGATACTGTAACACATATTCTTTCATAGCCTCCAAAAGGCTTTTATTTTGCTCCGGCAATTCGTTTCACTCCTTTGATTATTCCGGACAGATGATCGGGTTTCATACGCTCAAACCATAGTCTGCCTCGCTTGCCCCCAAGGTTAAGCCCCTGCTTGCCCATACCTTTGTTATCGTAATAATTTTTGCGGGCGTATGGTGTGTTGTAATGCACCATGCCTGATCCAACTACCGTTGATGTAATACCGGACTGTTTAAGCTTACCGGTAAGCATTGGCACATAACTATCACAGCAACGTAATACTTCGCTGTCGATATACTTCTGTACTCGGCCGCCTTTTTGCAGACCACGCCTCGCAAACAGTTCATTTTCGGGAGCGACCGTGAGAGTTACTTTAATACTGTTATTACTCATTTAGCCGTCACCTCCGTGTGCCGCATTATGGGACTGCCGTAATCCTTGCGCTCTACAGTACTGATTTTGAGCGGGCTTACAGCCTTAAGCAACTCTGCCACAGAGGCTGTCACGTCAAAATCAATATCGCCCTTTGCAATATAGTCGGACTTATCGACTACAGCCAACAACGGCAGATGTATCAACGCCCGGTCAACATCGGTCTTGCCCGTCTTTGCAATGTTTTCGGCTTCGGTGTCCTGCCACCAGCACGGATAATGCTGTGTAATAAATGCACCGTCGGGCTGTTTGTGCCAGACGGTGCATTTTGTATTATATCTCATTTATATCCACCCCACAGACCTGAGATTAAGGTATCTGGAGGCGGTCTTGATCAGCTCATCGGCGACAGCAGTCTGAGTGGTCGAATAACTTATCGAATAATCTCCGACCTTTTCGGAGGCTATCTGTTTATCCGGCTGTGCGGAGTACATGATCTCTGCACAAGCACAGCAGGCTTTGGCAAGGCTGATCTCGTCGGTCTCGGCAAAGCTCAGATTGTCGAGATATTCCGATGCACGCTCCGCAAAATAAGGATAATCCGTTTCGGAAATCTTATTGCCATGAAAATCAGCAGTGTAAAACGTGTAATCAGCATAAGCCATAGCCTACACCTCCGTTTCGCTTGTCGTATCCTCTACCGCAACTGCATCGACGATTTCCTGAATGATTGCGTCCTTCTTGCTTGCCGACCCGAGGTCAATGCCAAGTTCGGCGGCATAAGCTTTTAGTTCAGGGACTGTCATGCTCTTATAATCAATGACATTTTCATTTTCGCAATAGTCGGCAGGCGGTTCTATTGTTATTGGCTTCTCGTTAAAAGTCAATCCTACTGTCTTTGCCATAACGACACCTCCTATGCCTTGTGGTGCAGATAAATACCTGCCGCCTTGTTTTCGTACACATCAGCCAGACCATAAGCACGGAAGAAGAACAGCCAGCTGTCATCCGTCTGATTTTCCTCCGGCGTAACGACCTTGTTTACCGTGTGCTTAGGATACTGGATAACCGCCGACTTCTGGATTATCATAAAGTTTATATCCTTTGCGGTTGTCGCCTTAGCAAAACCGCCTGCCGTTTCATCGACGCCCTCTGATTTTGTCGTGCCGTCCTTAAGATCGATCGCAGTGTAAAATCTGCTCTGAGGCACTTTTACGATCTTAGCAAAGCCGTCAAGTACAGCCTTTGACTTTGTGGTGTCCACATTGATAGCAAGGTTATACAGAGTAGGAGTGATGTACAGAATACGGTTTTCCGGCAATACTTCGTCTTCGTCCATTTTGTTCTGTGCAGTGATCAGAGCGGTAAGGACATCATTACCCGATGAAAGTGTTGCTCCTGCAGAAACCTTAGATATGCCTGTTGTACCTGCATAGGTCGCGAACCTGAATGCGTCCTGTTCGGGAGCAACCTTGACGCGGATAAACTCTGAGGACAGTCTGCCGAAAGCAAGTCCTGCAGTCTCCTCATTGTCCATATTGTCAACGCTGAATTTACGACCTCTGTCGTAATTAAAGGTAACAGTCTCGTTTGTAAGAGTAACGTCGCCCTTTACATAGCCACTGTTTCTGGAGTAGTCCGCCAGACCGTCCATAGAGATCTTAGGGATTATGATCTCATTTGCGTTTGCGCCCGCTTTAACAAGAGTAGGATCGCTGTCGAGATCGGCGGTCAAAGATGCCTGCTTGTAAACCTCGTCAAGCAGTGCGATGTAGGTTTTAAATTTTGTAATTGCGTTTGCCATAATATTTTACCTCCGTAAAATTACTTAGTCGCAGGCAGACCCATTACGGCTCTTGCCTGTGCGTCTGATGTTGTTTCTGTTGCCGAACCGTGGTCAAGACCGGTGTCTATCCTTGCGGTAGGCTCATCACCATCCGCAAAGAGAAATGCTTTGTCGGCCTTAAGCTTGTCAAGCTGTTCGGTAAGACCTGTGATCTTGCCGTCATCGTCAAGCTTGAGGAGCGACGAGTCAAGCTGAGACTTGACAATGTCCACATCTCTTGCTTTTGCTCCGGCAAGGGACAGTTCCAGAGCCTTGTCAAGCTTAAGTGCGGCAATATCTGCATTGTACTTGCTTTCCCAGTCGGACGCCGCTTTCTTAAGTCCTTCAATGTCCTCGCCGTCAAATGCTTTGACCTTATCAGTAAGCTCTGAGATCGTGCCTTTTGCCGTTTCCAGTTCTGCGTTAAGGTCTGTGTACTTCTGCTGTTCTGCGGTCAGCTCCGCTGTGTGCTGTTCAAGCACCTTGTTTGCCTGCTCCTCGGTAATACCGAGAGCTGTTAAATCTTTCAGTTCCATAGGGATTTTTCCTCCTTAATTTTGAGTATAAAATTTATCTCCTCGCAAGCGGCTCGGATTTTTGCTCCGCAAAAACGAGGATAAATAAAACGCCCTTGAAAGAGCGTTTTACTATCGTTAAAATGCAGTTTTAATCATCTGATAAATCTACAAGGCATTTAATAACCAAACAAATACCTTTTATTATTGTGAAGACCCATGCGGCTACATAACAGCCAACGGGGATTTGCCCTGTATCGAGGGCGTAAAGCAATATGAGGGTTGAAAGCATAAATTATCAGCTCCTTTTTGCAAAATTAAAAGCCCCCAGTAGCTGGGAGCTTATTCATTATGAATTTGAAAATAAACCTTATCATAAATATCCAATGCTTTATATCCGAAATCTGTCATATTATTCTGATTTTCGTCCATGCCATAAACAACTGATATGTTGCTAATTATGCATTGAAACATAGAAACATCTTTATTATTTATTTCTATCTGACTTGTTTCGGGGAAGAGCTTGTATGGGTATTCCAAATCTTCAAAATCGCCATATTTGACAAGCATTTCATATTCATCTTTTTTGAAATTGAATATCATAATAATACACCTCACTTTGGATTACATTGAATAAGCACGCCCGTTTCAGGATTTATGGATACTGCACATTTATCTGTAACAAATAGCTGAGATATTTTAGGTTTACCATCTTCATCATATAAAATGTTACCGTTTTTATCCCTGCTAATTTTGGGTTTCATTGCTTTACCATTGGTCAAAGCATCCTGAATATCTTGAAGTTCAACGCCAAGACGTTTCTTACCCGTATCAGGATCTTTGATTACACCAATAACACGTTCAATGAAATGATCCGATTGCCCAGTTATTTCAATACCGTTAGTTGTAGTTAAACCAACAAGACTGTTGTTAATCTCATTGTGCAACTTCTTATAATGATCGTAACCTACAAGCGGAGAAAATTTTCCCTTTTTTACAGAAGTAATATATGCATTCATCAATTTGCACTCAGGAGAGTTATTATACTTCATATTTTCAAAAATGTCAAGGCTTTTCGGCGGATTTTCTATGCCGTAGCTTTTCATTTGCTTAACAAAGTAACGATTATTCCCATATACCGCTTTCTGCGAAACACTCTTGTTAAATCCAACAACCCGAACTCTGTCCTTTTCGGAATAAAGATCGTTCGTATCGCAAAACTCAGACAGCCGTTTTTCCTTAGTTTTCAGTATAGCCGAGTGGCGTTCAAACTGATTTTGCAGTCTCCGTTTAAGCACCTCGTCTTCCGTCTCAGAGATAGCACCGTCATATGCAGCTAAACGTCTTTTTGTAGCTCGTATAGACCGCTCCATAGCACGCTGTTTCTGCGATAATTCATACTGTCTGTTGTTTTCGGTCACGTCAACAGGGAGATTAGCACGTTCGGAAATTCCCTCGAAAAACGGATAAAAATCATGTCGGCAGTTCCAGCCTTTCAAGCCGTCACCCGTTCCGTAGCCTGTGGCGGTGCTGAGTTTAGGGTATTTTTTAGATTTGCCCGAAATGCTGTAAACCTTGCCTTGCCATAAAGCGTGTGAGGGACGCGCGCCCATGTGTGCGGTGACCTCAACCAGATCGCAGTCCATTTCTGCGGCAAGATCAAGCTGCATCTGACCTGCGGTCTGACTTATGCCCGTCATTACCGCACGCCGCACTGCAACGTCTGCCCAGTCGGTCTTACCCGATGGATAAGTTACAGTCGCAATACCTTGTTTAGCAAGCTCGACAACTGCGTCGTAAATAGCATCCTGATATGTAAAAGCACCGCTTTGTACCTTTAACCATGCCTTGTCCATAAGATGAGTAACAGTTGCCTGCGAGGACTCTACCATGGACTTACACAGATTTTTTGTCATACCATTTGCATTTTTAACGCCTGCCTTAAGCGTGTTGGATAATGCCACCGACCTCAGAGCGGCGGAGCAGTCCTTGCCGTAAGTTCTGTATATCTTGGCGTCGTTGTTGATTGCCTCCTTACAGGCATCGGTGTACAGCTTTGATATCTGCCGCTTTGATTTGCCTGTAAATTCTGCAAGCATAGCAGTGATCTCTTTTGTAGACATCTTCAACTGGCTTGCTTTGTACAACTGCCATTCTGCCGAGGGAGTAAGATAGTCCGCTTTAACAAGCTTTTTGGCAATAGACTTGATTATATCAGTCTGTACCTCGCTTACAAGATCAATCAAGTCATCTGGCAGTTTTTGTAACGTCTGAGGGGTAAGCATTACTCCTCACCGTCCTCAAAGCCCATAAGCTCATCGTCGGTAGGTTCACCGTCTGCAAGACGTGCCTTTGCCTCCTCTTCCGATTCGCCGTACCATTTAACACGGTATTCCCACTTCTGCATTAAACCTGCTGTGACATCATCTTTGTCACGTTGTCGCTCGGCATTTTCGTCTACCAGTGGACTTTGGTCAAAGACTATGGATATATGTGCGTCCTCCTTGACCTGTGCGTCGATAAAGCTGTGGCCTATCCAGAGGAGCGTTTTAACAAGACCATGCAAAAAGCTCTCAACTTTTATAAAATGCTTGTGTGCGTTTTGGATCAAGTCCTGCTTGTCGCCTGTGTACTGGGTAGCAGTTACTATAGAGCCTGCATTAAACTGATAATGCTTAGTACCAAATCCCACCTTAAAGCTGAGATAATCAAGCTGTGCCTGTATACCCGCCGTATTGTCTGCAACTCTCAGATCGGGATTATGCTCCTGCACCATACTCTTACCCGTGCCATCGTCCATAGTCTCGCCGATATAATAAAACAGTTGTTGATTTACCTCATCGGGAGCAACCTTTTTATCTCCAGACATATCTTCAAGCATATTTTTGTTTAAAAACACTTTTTTCTGTCCCAACCAAAAATCAGAGTTAAGATTATTATATGCAAGATCAACTCCCTTCAAGTTGTCAATCGCTCCGGCAAAAACCGCACAGCCCATCCCATTATTGCCGTTAATGGGATTAACGATAGCAGGTTTGCATATGGTAAACCAAGACTTGTCTGATCCTGTATGCATTATTCTTGCAACACCGTCCGGCAGAGGTTCTTCGCTCAACAGCGATTTATCTTTTATTCCAAAGATGTGATTTTCTATGACATATTCGCCTTTTTCCAGACGGTGTATCTCAAGATACAGCTTGTTGCTGCCTTTTGTACAGATATCGGAGCAAAACGCTGCTTCGGTGATAATGCCGTTGTCCGATGATAGGACTATTATCCTATCCGCCTCAAGGTAATTTAGATCTATCCATGCGTCCGGTGACGGCAGAAGTCTGCCGTCTGAGCTTACCACAGCATTTTTAAGACGTATCACAACGGCACAAGTGCCGGAATACATCATTTTTTCCATGAGGTCGTTAGCCTGATCCCAGAAGTTGTTGCTGCCGAACACTCCGCCGTTGTCGGTATCGCCAACGATGAACTTTTCCGAGTATTCATCATCTACTTTTACAAACGTTTTGTCGTTTATTAATATGCTTGCCCAGTCCTCGCACACCTTTTTGGCCATTTTCATGGTATACATATCACGACTCTTGCGTTTTTCTCCGTTTTCAAAAGTTATCCTATGAAATGGTTCATGAAAACCCTTCCACCAGTCTTTCCATACGGATATATTATTATAATAGTTGGTCGAAATGTTATAGCCGAAGTTATTATTCAGCCAGTTTATTATCTCACTGTTCAAATGTTTTCACCTCCTGCCAGCGTTAGCGGCTTGATAAATTTGCTAAAGCTGTACTCCAGAGCGTCAGCGGTATCTATATCGCAAGTACCGTCGTCAAGACGCTCGTCTCTGTCCGGAATTTTAGGATCCCATATCTGCTCCGACAAGCTTCCGATAACATTTTTGCAAATGTCAAGCACCCAAAATCTGCCCTGAGCCATCAAAGACGTAAGCATAGATATTCTGTCGTTTCGTGGAGCTTTGTAGCAGTCCACGATCTTGACCATCAGTCTTGCTCTGGCACAGGCTACTCTCAGACCGTTTATTACCGCTTGGTTTTCGTTGTCCGCCCATGCAAATTTAATTAAAAGCGGATTAAAACGCATATATAACGTCTTTACAAACTTTATAAAAGCAGTGTAAATAGTATCGGGACCGACCTCGCCCTTGCCGCCGTCTATTTTGTGATCTGCAATAACGACAAGCTTTTTAAAGCCCTCAATAAAAGCCGTAGCCACGAATGTGGTCTTTGACTTGTTGCCGCCGAAGTCGATACCTATCTGTATTGATGTGATCTTGCTTTTGTCAAGCTGTGATTCGGGTATTATATACTTTTCGGGGTCGTTGGCAAAGCTCTGGAAGATAAGACCCTCTGCCGCTATCCTTAACCCCAGTATATCTCGCTTGTACCAGATAGATGTCGGATCGTACTGAGATTTTACCTCAGCCTTACGCTGATCTGAGATATTTATGTTATCGTCAATAGTAAAATGTGCGTAGTTGTATCCGCCGAGGAATTTGCAATCGGCGGCGTCCTGCTGGTACTTGTCAATGTACTCGGTGTATATCCAGCTTTTTGGATTGTCCGGGTTAAGATCCCACCATATCTTACGCTTATCTGCGGCGATAGATCTGTTAAAAGCCTCCTGCACAAATGATTTGTGATGCAGATTGATCTCAGTACCTATCCACATACCATAAGAGTTGCCTCGTATGGACTTATAACTGCTGGCAAGCATAGCGCCGGAAAAGATGACGATCCTTGTTTTAAATCCTGTATCCTTGCCCTTTATGATAAGAGCCTCATTGCCCTTGTACTTACCCCAGCGGCATTGACCTCGAAAGAAATGCTCAATACCAAAGCCGTTACAGTCGCCAAGAATGATTTTCGCATTGCCGAGTGTTGACGCCGATGCAAGATGTATCTTGTCTTTAGTAGTCTTAAGCTCGTGACAAAAAGCAAGAACGTTGTCCACTGTCTTTCCGGCTCTTACCGCTCCCTCGGCAACGTTTATCATGCAGTCCTGTGACTTTCGGATATATGCCTTATGCTTATCGCCAAAATTGTAGGGTATGGTCTTTTTGCGTTTCTCAGGCTTAGTTGTCCTTGCCATAGATATCCTCCTCAATTTCCGACGTGTCCTCCAGCTCAGGATCAGCCTTGGGATTCGGTGACCAGTTTTCTTTGTCTTTATTCTGCAAATAGCTCAGAGCGGCGGACGGATTGGGAGCGACTTTTTTTACCCTGCGCCTGATCGTTTTGCGCCCTCTGGCGTCAACTCTAACTTCTTCCTCTGCATATTCGCCGCCCAGAGCCGCCGCAAGCAAAGCTCTCTCCACTTCGGAGTTTACAAGTTCAGGATTGTCGTCCAAAAAATCCTGAAGTTCCTTGTGCCGCTTTTTATAATCTGTGGCAAGCTTTTTCCGTTCTGCCTTGTCGGAGGTATTAATAAAAGCCTCCGACAGCTCGCCGAGGCTTTGTATATCCGTCTGTATTTTTACATCATTAATGTTGCTTACAGCTGCCGACAGCGTGTCGATAGCCTGTTTTCTCTTTACATTCACATTAACACCTCCGTTCGCTCAAACTCAAACTACACGCCCGTTTTAAGGGTTTTCTCTTTCAAGTGTGAAATTATCCTAAGAATTATTTCAAAACGTGCTATAACGCCGTTAAACGCCGCTAAAATGAAATCAAATAGCAATGCTTCGCCATTCGGATATTTTTGTTTCAAAATTCCGTTGATGTCCGGCGCTATGTAATCTGAGCTTAAGCGCAGGGGACGAATCAACCTTACGCTTATGATCAGATCTTTTCCAGTTCTGCAGCAACGTCAAAGTAATGACGCCTGCCGTTTATCTCACAGTACAGCGTACAGCGTTTACGCCGCTTGCTGTATTTAACAATGCAGTGTTCTCTGCCTTTGAGCAGTCCCTCTGTGATAGTCACCTTTCCGCTGTTTATGTAACCACGGCTGACGGTAAGATTTTCGACATCAAGTATCCACCGAAGTCTGACTTCCTCGCTCATCGGCAGCGGAGTGGGCGGTCTGCCCAAAAATCTCAATACGCCGACAGTATTTTTCACGGTGTAGTAAAGCTCGTCTGTGATGCCTTCACTGTTAACAAAAACATATGTGGGAAATATCATCCGGCGTACCATGCGCCACACGCCGCCTTTACGTTCCAACAGGTCGTGAGCAGGCGCATAGGCGTTAATATTTTTATCTCTGAGAGTGGCAACAACGTCATGCTCTCTGCCGCTCTGAACATAAATAACGTAGATCATATATCGCTCCTTTTCTCCTCAAGGAACTTAGCCACATCCTTGTAAAGATCGGGACGTTCCCTTGCCATTGCCTCGAACACCATTGACTTGACCTGTTCAAAGCCCGCGTTAAGGATATCCTCGTTTTTCAGATCCATATTCTTTTTATACGCCGCAGCCTTTACAAGGCTGGTAGCCTGTTTGAGCAAGGCTTCCGGGTCTATGTTCTTCCATTTTTCTTCGGGAGTGTTCTGTATAGATTCCAACACGTTATGCGACAGCAGCCTGATTATTCCCTCGCTGGTATCGAGAGCCGGATACTTGTTTATCTCCTCCATTATGACCCTGAAATTCTCCTGAGCCATTCTGAGGGTCTCAACAGATTCATTCAGATTTGCGGCGTATCTGCAAACCGAGGATATTGATATGGGCTGATCGGTCTGATCCTTTATATAGTCTGCGATCTCCGCATATGTAAAATCGGCTTTCATCATATCTTCGACCGTTGCTTTAAGTTCCGGCGACAGCTTGTCTATTTTAGAGTGCTTTCTGCGCTTTCTTGCCATTATCCGCACCCCCTACAGCTTTATGCAGGGGTCGTTGATACCTCCGGCAAGCAGGCTGATCCCCTTTGCCGTAAGCTTTGCCTCGAGATCGTCAAAATCGCTGTCTGCCAGCGTAGACGGCTCTTTGGACAACACCGTCCTCAGATGTATGTATCCGGCTTCATAAAGATAGTTCACGCTGTCGGTAATTTCGCCCTTTGTTATATCGGGAAGAGCATACTCAACGCTCTTAAGCTTATGATACTGATATCTGAGCATATTTATAGTGCGCATAACAGAGCCGTTATTTTCTTTAAAATTGCCTGCTCTGATAAGCTGCATCTGCTTTTCCATATCCATGCTATTTTTCTCCCTTCATTTCCATCAAGATATCCATGATCTTGTCCAGCTTCTGTTCAGTCTTAAGCTGTTCTCTGTAAAAATCCTCTTTGGTAAGATAGTTCTGCTTGACGTCGGTAATATCGGTCTTGCACTTGTCAAACTCGTCTTTAGAGACGTAATTTTCTCTGACCTTATCCAGACCGCTTTTGCATTTATCGATGTCGTCCATAGTCCGCTTTAAAAAGTAGGTTATAATACCTATACCGCCTGTAAGAACGAGCTGAAATACTATCGTAAATATCTGCTGACTTGTCATAAAAACACCCCCAATATATTTAGTACCGTTATCCGTTATAATAACTGTACCATATATATTGGGGGTGTTACAGATGAAGCGTTTCAGCGAGTTTCTGCAATTATATTTCATCAAAGGTAATCTGACCCTCGATAGGAGCGTTTTGCTTTTCCTGCCTTATCTCAGCCGTTATGCTGCGGATCGTGCGCTCAGACAGATTATATTTATTGACAAGAAACTTGAAGTTATATCCGTTAAAATCCCTGCGTATCTTTTCGTCACGTGCCGATCGGATAACAGAATCAGCTTTTGCAATGTAAATTGACAAACCACCGTAACGCTGCACAAGCTTTTCGTATGCCTGTGAGCCGATGCAGTCGTAAATATCCCGCTGCTCTGGAGTAAGGTCTTCTTCGTATATATCAAGTTCCGGCATATTTCTCACCTTGCCTTTTCGCCCGCCGCTCTGCCGAATTAACATAACGCTTGAGCTGTTCGATAAGCTTAGAACACTGTTCCTGATCTATCCACCGAAACGGCTGCTTTTTTGATGCCGTAACGCCCAGTACTTTGCCTATCACGCCAATTAGCCTGTCTCCAACGTCAGCTGACTCTGGATTAGTGTCAAGTTCCTTGAGCCTGTAGCAGTATCTCCAGCACAGCCGCTGCTGTTCAGGCGTAGCCATACCGTTGCAGCCGATCTCTTCAGCTTCTTTCTTTTTGTTTCTAGATTTGGTATTATGCAGCAGATGGTTTGGATCGGCAAGCTTCATGCGATTGATAAGTTCCGCCTGAACAGCCTTGAATTCGCTATCGTCAAGCTGTTTTACCGAATCTTTACCGGTAATGCTAAAGATCAATTCGTGCAGCATATCATCTTTATCTTTGCCGACAATACCAAGACCTGCTCCCAGACCGTAAATTCTTTTAATCTGCTCCTTTGTTGCCATATCCAAATCCTCCTGTCCTTATTTTTTAGCCGTGAATTTCGTTTTCGGCGTTCTTTCAACTACAACCGCGCTGTCAATCATATCCACAGCACGCTCCACAATCTCATCGGTAAGCTGTTCGTTATTAATCATAAGCAGACGTTTAAGATTCTGCCAAGCGACGGCTTCGGATACCAGATAAGCGTTCTCCTGCGCCGCCTTTTCATCCAGACCGCCAAGCTGCATAAGATTTTTTACGTCGGTCTCATATTTCGCACCCTTAAGCTTTTTCTCCAGAACTTTGCGGCTCTTATCGTCAAGCCCAAGCCCATCCAGTATCTTAGCAACGCTGCCGTCCTTTATGTACTCCTTGTTGTAAACGGCGGAAAGCAAGCGTTTTGCAGATTCTGACAAGGTGTAGGTTACGTCCTCTTTTACAACGTCGCCGTACGCTTTACCAAAGATCTCCTTAAGCATTGTTGGGTACACAAGCTTAACGTTGTCGGCGTTGGTGACTGTGATTGCATTGCCAGCATTGTCGCTGTAGACAGCAGATTTAAACTTTGTATCCTGCAGGTCGGCTTCCGAAGCCTTAAGGATATCAGCCTCGATGCCGTCTGCCTCTGATTTAAGCTCCGAAATTTCCGCCTTGATCTCAGCATAACGTTTTACCTTTTCAGACAGATCCATAAGCCGTCTTTACCTCCTCTATGATTTCTTCGGCGCAGTTTCTGCAGGTATCACGTCCCTTGATAGAGCGCACATTATCAACACTGCCACAATAGCAACAGGTAGGTCTGTGCTTGCGAATCATGATACCGTCCGCTGTCTTCTCGATGTCAACAGCCATGCCTCCCGCAAAGCCCGCTGCAAGTCTGATGTCCTTCGGGATCGTCAATCCAGCTTTGCTTGTAAGCTTTTTATGTTTTGTTTCCATAGCGTTTTTACCTCCTTGTTTTTCTGCACTCTGCATTTATCAGGGCTTGTGACCTGCGCCGATCGGCGGCTGCATTACAGGAGGGGCACAGCCCCTCTGATACTTATTATTTCTTGTCTACAATTGAGCATTCATTGCATTCTCCGTTACTGTTGCAAATATTATCACAATAGCCGCATTTATCGCAGTACGGACAGTCATCACAACACATTTTCATAAAAAAGGCACATTCTGCGCTGCCTTTCATAAAACATTCAAAATTATTATGCATATTTAGTCGCCTTTACTTTCCTCGGCTCCTCGATGCGTACCATGTCTATCCAGCGTATCTTATCAGTATATCTATGTACAAGGCAAAGCTGCTTGTCCGTCGCCTTCGAAACCATCCAGTCCGCAGGATCAAGCTTGTAATACGCTATTATTCGTTTCTGAGCTTTGGTGGGATTTTTTCCGTGCTTCATTCTTTTTGTCCTCCGTTTCACTTTTTATACCGCCATATCCATATATTTAGCGATTGCAGACAATCCCTTGGCGGTCACATTGCCGTTATCGAGGGCGTTGGAGTATAGATTGACCGCTCCTCTGATAGCCTGTGGACTTTGAGCGATACGCAGTAAAAATTCAACAGCAGCAGCGTCCTCTCTGATATCCGGAAAGAGCATTTCGATGTCGCTCTTCTTTATCTGCTTAACGCTGTAAAACCGGGTATTCTTCGTCCTGTTGCGTATCTGTGCAAACTCCGCTTTCTGCTTTCCGCCAAGTCTGCTTACCGTGGTCTCGTTGCCGACAAAGCATATTCCAAGGGTCTGTCCCTTTTCGTCAAAGCAGTCGCAAAGGCTTCGGAGAGTATCAATGGCATTTCTGGTGAGATGCTGGGCTTCGTCCACGATTATCACCATGCCGTCCGAAAGCTTTGACGAGATTTCCAACCAGAGTCTGCTCACAGAGCCGGAGGATACGTTCAGCTTAGAACCGATAAGTTCCAGCACGGATTTTGATGACTTGATGCACGGATTTACCGTTATGTATGTACAGTTTGTGCCGTGCTCACGGTAATACTGCCTGCAAGCCTGTGTTTTGCCTATACCTGCGTCACCGCAGGCTATGGCAAGACCGCCCTGAAGCTGACAGTTACGTATGATCTTGTACACGTTAGACGATATTGACGTTTCCTTATAGTCTGTGCCGACATAGATTTCAGCTGCAGCCTGCTTGGTTTCAAAGTATTCAATTACTTTTTTCATCTGCTTATCTACATCGCCGTTGTAGGTACCTGACTTAATTGCAGAGTATGAGCTATCGGATATACCAATCTTTTTGCAGACTGCAGCCGCAGATAGATTTTCCGAGTACTGCAGCTGTTTTATCTGTTCCAATGCCCACTCCTGTTTAGCTGTTAGCTTTTTCATTTATTAATCACTCCTCCATTTATTCTTCCGCCTCTCGGCGTTTTCGTTCATTTTATCTATATTGACCACAATATCGTCTCCGGAAGCCTTTGATATACTTTCCGGTTCATTATCAGCTCTTATCATAATCACATTGGACGGCATAACGATCTTAAAGCTCTGCTTACCATGTGCTGCCTTGAGAGCGGCAGCCTCCATAAGGTCGATCTTATGCTCTGAGTTTAAGCCATCTGTGATATTCTGAGCCTCGGCTTTAATAAACCGTTGTACTCTGCGCTGTAAAGCCATTGCATCGGAAATCTCTTCCTTGCTTTCGGTGATGTAATCTATAAGCAGCTTGTCCGCACATTCCCAAGTCCAAAGGTAACGGTCCGATTTATCGTAAACCCTTACGCTTCTAAGATCGGCGGGATCGTATCTTACATAGACCTCCTCGCCCAGGTGACGGTAAGTGTTTTCATAGTCCATAAACCAGACCTTTTCGCCGGATATTTCAACAAATACGCCGTTGCGCTTGATCTTTTGCACCCTTGTTGATCTCATAAGCATAAGATTAAGTTCGGCTTCCGGAGCTTTGCGTATTCCTACAGACTTTATATCCATATTCCATACGTCAATACGACTCATTCCTTTGTACTTTGTCTCAGCTCCGCCATATTCCTGCATATTAAAATCACCGTCAATATACATATCAATATATTCTCTAATCTCAAAGTCGCAGGGAATCTTGCCTTCTTTAATTCTACGCTTAAGGCTCTCAGGTCGCTGCATAATAGTGCCGCCGCAGTAACCTTCAAACATTCTTGCAAACTGCATTGTGACCGTGCTAAATGTACGCTCAATAGGCTTTGCTTTAGCGTTACGGACGATTGCGTTATGCATCGTGATTCCAAGCCTTTGGAGTATTGTCGGTGGTTCGATCTCAGGGTTATCGGTTTTCCTGCTTCGATGACCTTTTCCGCCAACGTCATGGGTCAAAAACTCTCGACCGTTATCAAAATATACGGCTTTCGGAATGCCAAACCGCATAATTCCATGCCTTAATGCGATGATTGTTGACTGGGAGTTCGGACTGTCGCATATATTCCAGCCGACCAGCACTCCGCTTTTGGCATCCAAAAAGGCTGTAAGGTACAGCCTGTGGATCGTGCCGTTATCTTCATCGTAGGACTGTATATCGAACGTGTGGTTATCTGCGATCCAGACGTCGTTAGCGTGGAGACCGTCGTACATACGGCTGATATATGGCAGGCATTTATCTTTCATAGCCTTATCGCCGTCGCGCATATATGTAAGCACGGCTTGTGGTATTTCCGACTTTATATGCCGCCTGAAAGTATTGTCTGACGGGAAGTTTGATACCATTGACGGATACCACTCTTTTGCACATTCAAGCGTTAGGTCGTAACAACGCGAAACGGTAGGTTTGTTTTCGGAAAGATAGAAATAGCAAAACTGCTCCCACAGCTCCGGTGGGATACTGCTCTTACCCTTATTGGCTCCGCCTCGATTTTCACAAAGCCCCTGCAGATTATTATTTCTGTAGGCTGCATACTTGCGGTATAGTATATCCACCGACACTTTGATATCATTATGCTCGAGCTGACACTTGCCGACGTAAAGCTTATCCACTTCGGTTTTCTTTCCGGGGTATTGATCCCGGTAACGCTGCCAGTCTCTGAGGATATCTACCCAGAGTGCGATTTCATCACGCTCATCTTCGGAAAACTCTTCGATTGACGTTTTCACAGGCTTTTTGGGCTGTTTTAACGCATTTTTAACAGGCTGTGCAACAAGTTCTAAGCCCGCTTCCGCTCTTTTCTGAGCATAGTATTTTGCCTGCAGGCCTTCGGGGAGTGATGATATTGGGATCATATATTTAGGACGGTTCCTGTCGTTGATTTCGATATTGCATGACAATTTTCCGTCCTTGCACAGTTTCTTTATATATCGTTCACTGCAGCCTTTAAGATCAGCAGTTTTGGCAACCGTCAAATATTCCACATCATCACCTCCCGAAGTTACTTGACAAAACTAATGTTTTCTGATATACTAAGTATCAGAGCCAGAACGGTTGTTTACGAGGTCGGACAGAAAATCTTCTGTTTCGGTCAATACTGCAAGAATGGTCGCAACATTCCTGCGGAGCTGTTCAGGCTCTATTTTTATGTCCTCAAGGCAGCTTGCCTGAGCCAGAAGCCGGGCTTGTCCCACCGCATGAGACAGTACTTGTGTTTTAAATTCCTTGTATTTCATTGGTTACACTTCCTTTCTCGGTCTGCCATCATCAGTACCGGGAGACCGTCCCCGGCAGACCGAACCGCCTGTTGCGGCTCGGTTTCGGCTAGAAAAATCGGAATGTATAAGTCTACTCCTTCCGAAAGAGTACCCTGCGCACTTATACTGCGTTGCACAACCTTGTCGACTAGGTTGATTGAGTTGGCTTTCACATCAGGACTTGCACCTGATAGGCTTACGCTTGCGAACCTAGCACCATGCGTGAACATTTAGCCGCCCCGATTATTACCGAAACGGCAAGGTAGATAGGATAAAAAGTTATCCTAAGTGGGTCTGATACGCTCAGACGGGCGGTATCTTTATGTTGTCTTTAGACTGTGTTATAAAAATACAAAAAACGTTCCAGCTGGTGCAAACATTAAGCTCATGCGCTCTCAGCTTGCATTTACGAGTTCGCACCTTAAGGAAAGTCGGAACCCTTATAACAAAACCTGTACCTCGGCTAATTCAACCCGACGACACGTAGCCAGAACACGTGGTTTTTAAGTCATACGCTACCGATATTTTATGTCCTCGGTTTACAGACTGTATGACAGGCTTGGTTCAAGATCTAAGTCGTTACCTCTGAGCTTGCAAGCTGCAGGTGATTCACTATATCCCCTATGGCGGGCAAGCACGGCACCTGCATATTTTGGTCTGCCATCATCAGTACCGGGAGACCGTCCCCGGCAGACAGCCGAGTTACTGTCGGCTGTTTCGGCTGTTTCGTGATCTGCCGCACAGATCGTCAAGACTGCATTGCAGCACATTGGCTATCCTGATCGTAGTCTTAAGAGAGGGCGTCAAAACGCCCTGCTCTATCTTGCACACGGTCACATTGCTGATCCCCGCATACTTAGCAAGCTCTCTCTGATTAAGATCACGCTGCTCTCTAATCTGCTTTATGCTTTTCCCAATATCTGCGCTCATAAAGGCGTTCCCTCCTTTTAGCAAAGTATATATCTCTGATAAGAGAGAGGATAAGGTGCATACAGATCAATCCGGATAGTGTAAGCAACGGTATGATCCAGAACTCGGAATGTCCGCTAAGACTTGTTATGGCACACCATAGCATGATAATGGCAAACATGGTAAGCACCTTTCCCTCGTCCGTAAGTTTTTTCATAATAAACCCTCCTTACTTATACATCATAACGGTGATAACGTCTTTAGCGGCAGCAAGCGGACTGTCTCCTGTGATGCCTATATCATACACATGACCGTTCTTCATGGTTACAAGCACCCACTCTTCTCCGTTGTCTTCGCAGTAAGTTATATCATCAACATCATCATTGGCGGCATGGAGCAGGAAGTAGAGCTCTTTTTCTACGAATAAAGCTTTATTCATTATATATCCTCTTATTGGCGGAGTTTGTTCCGCCCTTGTTTGCTGCTCGCCGTATTTTTCAGCTATGCAATCAAGATCATCATCTATTGCTGCCTTAGCATCCTCGATTGTATTATAAGCCTTTGGCGAGAAAGCCCCGTAAGGTGATATGCAAACATAGCCTATCCTATCGTTACCTGATATCGTATAGCCTCTGTACTCATACATATTCACATCGGTTTCCTTAATCTTATACTTATTCAT